CTCATTACCAGGAGCAAAAGCAGCCGATATTCAAGATATACAACCCGGCAACCAAATGATGCAATATATTAATCTTAAAAACACTGAAGCACAAACAGATAATTTAAGAACACAAAACGGAGTTTACACAGCAGACAAAATACTTAAAACAGCACAAGCCGATACAGAATTATCTAAACAAACAGATCTATCAGCATCTGCAGAATACAAAAAAGCACAAATACAAAAAAACTTTAAAAGATATTTTACAAGTAGAAAGTCAAACAGAAAAACTTGATGCCGAAACTGGAAACGTTAAAAGAGATGGCACATTAAAAGATATTATTAATAAACGCGCTAAACAAGGTCAACTACCCGGCGACGACGCAACAAAAGTTATAATGAATATGCTATTAAGCATGTTTCGCAGAGATAATCCACAATTTCCACTTCAATAAAACAAAAACTATGTCAATATTTAACGAAATTAAAATCAACAAACCAAACAGTAACACGTTTAACTTATCACACGACCGAAAAATGTCTATGAACATGGGAGTATTAACTCCTACCCTAGTCATGGACGTATTACCCGGTGACAAAATCAAACTATCAAGTACGCAAATGCTACGCTTTGCCCCTATGTTAGCACCTGTCATGCATCGCATTGACGTATACCAACATTTCTTCTTTGTACCAAACAGATTAACATGGTCAAATTGGGAAGACTTTATAACTGGCGGCGAAGACGGTACAGCCGACCCTGTCTTTCCAACTATAAAAATGACACCAACTTCTACTGCAATCGGTTCATTACCTGATTATTTAGGTATACCAACATTACCACCATCCACAGGACCAGGCACAACAGGACAAACAAAAGTATCAGCACTCCCATTTGCTGCATATCAAATGATTTATAACGAATTCTTTCGTGACCAAAATCTTATAACTAAAGGTGTAGATACTTTAAACGACGGTGGAAATTCTTCTCCCGATTTACAAGTATTACATCAACGTGCTTGGGGACATGACTACTTCACCTCTGCCCTACCTTGGACACAAAAAGGACCCGAAGCAACAATTCCATTAGGAACAGACGCCCCTATAAATTATCAAAATTCTCAAGAGCATAGTGTATTACGTGGCGTAGGAAACGATAATCTTGTCAATACATCAGCCCTACCAACAACAGGAGCAGGAACATTATATTCTATTAATGACGAAACTAGCGGAGGAATACAAGCTTATGGTGGGTTACCCGGTTCTGAACTTAACGTAACCGTTGACAATTCAAAATCATTAGTAGCAGATCTATCAACAGCAACTTCAGCATCAATAAACGACCTTAGACAAGCATTCAGATTACAAGAATGGCTTGAAAAAAACGCAAGAGGCGGTAGCCGATATATCGAAGTAATAAAATCTCACTTCGGAGTAACTTCATCAGATAGCAGGCTTCAAAGACCGGAATACTTAGGAGGCGGTAAATCTCCTGTCTCAATATCTGAGGTGTTGCAGACATCAGAAACAGGAGTCGCTTCTTCAGACCCTACCCCACAAGGAAATATGGCTGGACACGGTATAAATGTAGGAGGTGGAAACAACTTCTCATATTATTCACAAGAACATGGATACATTATTGGTTTAATGTCAATAATGCCAAAAACAGCTTATTACCAAGGAATACCAAAACATTACAAAAAGTTTGACAAATTCGATTATTACTTTCCATCATTTGCACATTTAGGTGAGCAACCAATACTTAATGAGGAAATATTTGCAGATACATCATTATCAGATACCGAAACTTTTGGATACACTCCACGATATGCAGAGTACAAACATATGCTATCATCAGTTCACGGAGAATTCAGAGATACATTACTATTCTGGCACATGGCAAGAAAATTCGACAATCTACCTGCACTAAATGAACAATTCATTAATGCAGACCCAACAAAACGCATATTTGCAGTTGAATTACAAGAAACCGAGACAATATATGCCCACGTATTTCACGATCTAAAAGCAACCAGACTAATGCCATACTTTGGAACGCCCAAAGGAGTATAACTAAAACTTAACCTACTATGCACTACAGAA